GGAGGCAATCAAAGTGCTTCAAAACAAGGCGTGATTGGAGGACGGTGCGGATGAAGCTTGAGACAAGGCTTTTATCGAAAGTCAAGGCGAACCTCATATTGGAACACGACGCGGATGATGCTTTGTTAAAAGGCTTCATTCGCGCCGCTGTTTCCTATGCGGAGAGCTATCAACACCTCGGCAACGATTTCTATTCCGAAAACCCCATGCCGCCCACCAGTGAACAAGCCGTGATAATGCTGTCGTCCCACCTGTACGAAAGCAGGGACGGCAGCACCGGCGGCTTTTTCGGCGACAATGTGAACGCGGCAAGGCAGGTGTGGGATACGGTCAATATGCTTCTGCGGCTTGACCGAAAGCATCAGTTTTAACGGGAGGTGTAAGCGTTGTCATACGGTAAAATGACGGAAATCTATACCCTCATATCAACGACACCTGTAAAGGATGCGGAGGGCTTCGCAACACAGGAAGAAACCATCCTCGCTACGGGCAGGGCATATTTCGAGCCGAAAAACAGCACGGAGAAATGGCGCAACAACGCTGTGTTCGCCGAGGCTTCGGCGCTGTTTCGCTTCCGTGCGATTCCAAATTTAAAGGTCGACGCTTCAATGCTCATCCTTTGCAACGGAGAACGCTACAACATTATCTCCGTTGAGGATGTGCGCGGCAAAGGTATGTATCTTGAAATTTTAGCAAGGGCGGTGAGCGGTAGTGGCTAAAGCAATCATGCAAATGCCCGACGATTTCCTCATGAAGCTCTCTGCCCTGGGCGACAGGACGGACGACATTATGTCCCGCGTCCTTGAGGCGGGCGGAAAAGTCATGCTGGCGAAGGTCAAAGGCAATCTGCAGTCCGTCATCGGTTCCGGGAAATATCCATCCCGCGCCACGGGCGAGCTTGTGCGGTCGCTGGGCCTTTCCCCGGCAAAAATAGACCGCAACGGCAATACCAACGTTAAAGTAGGTTTCGCCGAGCCCCGGCGTGACGGCAAGAGCAACGCCAAGCTGGGCAATATCATCGAATACGGCAAGCACGGCCAACCGGCGCGGCCTTTCCTAAAGCCCGCCAAGTCAGCGGCGAAAGCAGAGTGCATACAGACCATGGTTGACGCGCTGGAACGGGAGGTGGAGGGCATATGAGCATACTGGCTGAACTGAACGCCCTGCTTGAACCCATCCTACCCGTGGAGACGGGCGTATTCAGCGGAAAAGCTCCCGATGAATATGTCGTGATTACGCCGCTGGCGGACGTATACGAGCTTCACGCTGACAACCGGCCGCAGCTTGAAACACAGGAGGCCCGGCTGTCGCTGTATTCAAAGGGCAACTATATCAAACGCAAAAATCAGATTTTAAAAATGCTTATCAAAGCTGATTTTACAATAACCGCCCGGCTTTATGTCGGGCATGAGGACGATACAGGATACCATCACGCGGCAATTGACACCGCGAAAATATATGGAACGGAGGAATAAATCATATGGCGACAATTGGATTTGACTGCCTTTATTACGCCAAAATCACGGAAAGCGACGAGGGCTTCGAGACCTACGCCGTGCCTCAGATTTTAGCGAAGGCAATCAAGGCGGATCTGCCCGTGGAGCTTGCGGAGGCAGTGCTTTACGCGGATGATGGGGCCGCCTATATTATCAAGGATTTCAAGAGCGGCAAGCTCTCGCTTGGCGTGGACGACATCGGCGTTGCGGCCGCGGCCGACCTCACAGGGGCGGTCACCGACGACAACGGAGTGCTGGTCTCCGCCAGCGAAAACATCGGCCAGGCCGTGGCTATCGGTTTCAGGGCGCAAAAGCCCGACGGCCGTTACCGCTATTTTTGGCTGTATAAAGTGAAATTCGGCATCCCCGCGACGAACCTGCAGACCAAGGGCGACAGCATCACCTTCCAGACCCCGACCATTGAGGGCACCGTGACCCGGCGCAACCGTCTGGACGGCCTCGACAAGCACCCTTGGAAAGCCGAGGTCACCGAAGGCACGGCGGGCGTCCCTGCTTCTGTTATCACGGGCTGGTTCGGTCAGGTTTACGAGCCCGTGTATGAAAACAATACCGATCCGGGCGGTGGTGACCTGTGAGTTATACTGAAATGGCCCCCGCCGCTGACAAGTGGCTCCAGCCGGACGGTTCGGTCACGACGACTGCGGGCGATGTCATCCTTTCTTCTGATCCTGAACGGGCTAAAGATTACATCGCCCGGATGCCTAACGCCGCGAAATGGCTTCTGCCCGGCGGTGAAATCGTGTCCGAGCTGCCCGGTTCCGGCGGCGGCATCATCGTCGGCGACGAGGAAATTGGCGTGATATCCAATCTAAAAATATCACAAATCATCCATCAAGTGTTTGGAGGGAATTGAAAAATGTCATCTATCAATCTTTTAAACGACGACGCCTTGCTCTATTACACCACGCTCTTGGCGGGGCTGTTTCAACGGACAGAAGCCGGGAAAGGTTTGTCTGAAGAAAACTTCACATCCGCAGAGAAAACAAAGCTGGCGAGCGCGGCGCTGGTTTCGCAGTTGTTTTCCGGGAATTATGCCGACCTGAACGGGAAGCCGACTAACCTCTCACAGTTCACAAACGATCCCGGCTATCAGACTTCTTCGCAGGTGCTGGCGGCTATTTCTACCGCAATTGGCAATCTTGGCGGCGGGATTACGCTCACGCCCGTGGATGAACTGCCGCCTGTAAACGAGGCCTCCGCCAACACAATTTATCTCCTTGCCCGCCCGTCCTCGGAGCAGGAGGAAAACAACCTGCGGGATGAGTACATCCTATTTGACGGCGCTTGGGAAAAAATCGGCAGCACGGCGGTCGATTTGAGCGGCTATGTGAAATCCGAGGACATCATGCCGCTGACCAACAGCCGCATTTCCGAACTGGTCGACTTGGCTTTGGAGGAATTGTGATGACAGCGGATGAATATTTAAACGCGGAAGGGGTAATGAAATTGTCACAAAATATACTGGAGGCGCTGGCAGGGCTTGCCAACACGCCGCACTCAAAGCAATATTATTTTAACTGGTTCCCCGTGGCGGAGGAGGACGAATATAACCCGGACTATACGCGGATATATTTGCGCCCCTATATGGGCACGATTGAACCGCATGAGGAATCGCCCACGGAAGGGCAGTATGAACTGGCGCGGATGGTCTGCAACGAGGCGGATATGATTCAGGGGCTGGGGCTTCTGAGCCTGCTGAACTTTGAATCGCCCTACAACTATTATGTGCGGGTGAACCTGCCTGTCATCGTCCTTGCCCTTGACGAACCGCCCTTCACCTACGACCCCATACACGGGCGGTTCTATTTATTATCGCTCTACAATGTCAGCGAAATGGATGTCTTGGAGATGGCGCTGATGATCATGTTCCTGCTGCCCAAATTTATCGTTACCATTTTCAAGAAAGAAATCTTCGGCGAAGCCATGCCGCTGTATCCGGTTGAGCTGCCCGACTGGTTGACGGGCGGAGAAGAAGAAGAAGAGGAGAGGTAGGAATAGGCTATGGAACTAAAGACGGACATTCAACTAAGCACGGACGCCCTTGCCCGCAGGGAGCAGTTGCTGTACATCGTGCAGGACGGCAAGCTGCGGGAATCCGACAAAAAGGTCATCGGCGAGCTTCTGCGGGAGCCGGAGATGATGGACAAAATCCGGGCGGTCTCGGAGATGCTGTTCGGCAAGTCCCGTTTCAGCAGGCAGAGCGCCGCTATTGGTGGAAAAGAAATACAGAAACCGAAGGAGGAATCTTGATATGCTTGATAATGAAAGAAGCGCCGCTATTTCCATCGGCGGCGAGGACTATGAACTGGTACTGACTACCAGGGCTACAAAAGAGATAGCGAAACGCTACGGGGGCCTTGAGAACCTCGGCGAGAAGCTGCTCAAGGCCGAGAACTTCGAGCTTGCCCTCGACGAAATCGTGTGGCTGATTACGCTTTTGGCGAACCAGTCCATCCTCATCGGCAATCTCAAACGCCCGAACGAACGGCGGGAGCCGCTGACCGAGGACGTTGTGGAACTGCTGACTACGCCGCTGGAGCTTTCGTCCTACAAGGAGGCTATCAGCGAGGCCATGTTCAGGGGTACGGCGAGGAATATTGAGAGCGAGCTGGAGGAGAACGGCTCAAAAAACATAACCGCCGAGTAAGCGACGCTGAAACGTTTACTCGGCTCTACTATTACGGGACTGTGCAACTGGGCATGAGCGCGGATGATTTCTGGCTCATGCCCCTTGGCTTGTTTCTCGATTTGTGGGAGTGTCATAAGCAGTATCATGGGATGGCGAAGCCGCTTAAGACATGGACGATTGATGATGTGATTGCGGCTGATTGTTTGTGAAGCGTTATTTCAATGCTTTTCTCACAACAATCCGTTTATCGTTTGTCTCGGCATACGCGGTAAAGCCATTTTTTATGTACATTTCCACAGGCCCCATAAAATCATCGTTGGCACTTTTGAATTCCTTAAATGGATACGCTTCAACAAAGTCAAAGCCGTCGCTCACCGCATCCTGACAGACGCGCTCCAGCAGCAGCGTTGCAATTCCTTTCCCCCTCATGTCCGGGGCTATCGCAAAGCAGAATACGGATTTCACCCGCTTGCCGGCCGCGAGCTCGTCTGTGGGGACGGAACCTTTGTTCATCCGCCAGCTGAAGCATTTCAGGCAATCCGCCTTTGTGTTGGCATTGCACCAACCCACGACCTTACCATCATAATAAGCGAGATAGCCTTGCAGGATGCTTTGTTCAACATACCTGACGGCGGTCTTTCGCCTGATTGCTTCTGACGGCAAAAATCTTCTGTTCAAAATGTGGTGGTTGTCGCTTGACCACATCACGCAATAGCATTTAAAATTGTCCGGCCTTTCGGAATGCGGCGTTTTGTCAAAAAAGCGCACATAATCTTCCGCAAGGTCGGGGGTTAATCTGCGAATTTCAATATCCATTTATTGCCTCCGCGGTTATAAATTTGTACCGCTTCATTATACTTTAAATCCCCTTGATTTTCAACTAATATTTTCAAAAATAGGAGGTGGCCGCCGTGTCCGACCTGGGAATCAGGCTGGGAATAGAAGGCGAGCGTGACTTCAAAAAAGCCCTCGCCGATATAAATCAATCGTTCAAAGTCCTCGGCTCGGAGATGCAACTGGTCACCTCGCAGTTCGACAAGAACGACAAATCCGCGCAGGCTCTGACCTCCCGGAACACTGTCCTCAACAAGGAAATTGACGCACAAAAAGAGAAAATAACCACCCTGAAAGCCGCGCTGGACAACGCGGCTTCTTCTTTTGGCGAAAATGACAGGCGGACGCAGGAATGGCAAATCAAGCTGAACAAGGCCGAGGCAGAACTCATCGGCATGGAAAAGGAACTGAAAAACAACAATTCCGCTCTGATGACCAACAAGGAAAAATATGACGCGCTGGGCAAGGAAATCGACGATACCGTCAAGGAGTATGTAAAAGTCCGCAAAGAATACGGAGAGAACAGCGCGGAAGCGAAGGCACTTGAAAAAAAGCTGAGTGACCTTACAGACGAACACAAAGAAGCGGGTAAAGCCGCCGACGCGGAAGAAAAAGAAATCGCGGATGTCACGAAATCCCTTGGCCTGTATGAAAAAGGCGCGAAAAGCGCGGCTGATGAGACCGAGAAATCAGGGATTTCCTTTTCAAAGGTCGCTGATACACTCAAAGATATCGGTAAAGTTATAGCCGGGGTCGTTACGGCGGTTGGCGGTGCTGCCGTCGCCGTGGGTACAGGGATGTTCAAGATGGCCGAAGGCGCGGCGGCCACGGGCAAGGAAATCAACAATACCTCTCAAAAGCTGGGCTTGTCCCGCGAGGGTTTTCAGGAATGGTCGTATGTCCTCAAAAAAAGCGGCACGAGCATTGACATCATGGGTGTTGGCATGAAAAAGCTCCAACAAACGATGGGCGGCCTGACCGAGGACGGCGACAGCGCGTCAAAGGCCTTCGCCGCCGTGGGGCTCAGTTTCGATGAAGTCAAAGGTAAAACGCCGGAAGAAGCCTTGAATATAACCATCCGCGCTTTACAGGATATGCCCGCGGGTGCCGACAGAACCGCCGCCGCGTTAAAGCTTTTCGGCAAGGGCGCGATGGAGCTCCAGCCTCTTTTAAACAGAACTTCCGAAGAAACGGATGCTTTGCGACAGCGGGCCCACGACTTGGGTCTGATTATGAGCAACGAGCAGGTGGACGCGGCGGGCAAATTCAACAGCGCCATGAGCCGGGCAAGGGAAACCATATCCGGCATGAAGCTGCAGATATCAAACGCCCTCTTACCGGCCTTTGCCGACGGCGTCGCGGCTTTTATGGATTTCGCACAGGGGGCCGAGGGCGGCGAGGAGAAAATGAAAGCCGCCGTGGATAACATGGTGCAGGCTATTACCGTCACCATCCCGCAGATGGTAAGCAAAGGCGCGGAGATGATTTCCGCCCTTGTTACGGGGATATCACAGGCTCTGCCCGGCATAGTCGGCGCTATATCCGATGCGCTGCCCCTGATTATCGGCGTTATCACCGAAATGCTACCCGCTTTGGTGGGTTGCATTATGGACGCTGTCCCCGTGGTAGTAACCGCGCTTTTATCCGCCTTGCCGATGGTGGCGGACGCGGCAGTGCAAATTGTCCTCGCGCTGGTGAACGGCTTGTCGGCTATGCTGCCGCAGTTGATCCCTGTGGCTATTGACGCAATCAAGTCTATCGTGACAGGACTGATTCAAAATCTAAGACCATTATTATCAGCGGCGTTGGAGCTCATTATCGCGCTGGCTGATGGCCTTCTGGCAGCCTTGCCGGAGTTGATCAAGGCGTTGCCTACCATCATAACGGCCATATTTGATTTCATAGTCGGCGCAATACCTCAGATTATCGACGCCGGGGTAAAACTGCTTATTTCACTGGTGACAGCCCTACCGGAGATCATCGCGACCATTATTGCCGTTATACCGCAAATAATCGCGTCTATAGTGACGGCGGTCATGCAGCTGATCCCCCTGATAATTCAGGCGGGAATCGACCTGCTGGTGTCGCTGATTCAGGCTCTGCCGCAGATTATACAGGCAATCATAAAAGCGGTTCCGATTATAGTCAAAGGAATTACGGACGCCATTATCGGGAACATCGACAAGGTCATTATCGCGGGAATCGACTTATTCATCGCTCTGATAAAAGCCCTGCCGACCATTATCGTGGAAATCGTGAAGGCTGTGCCGCAGATTATTGCCGCCATTATTGAGGGCTTCCTCGGTGCAATCGGCAGCATCGCGGAGACCGGCGGCAAACTGCTGACCGGGCTTTGGGACGGTATATCCGCTTTGGCAGGCTGGCTGCGGAATCAGCTGACTGCGCTGTTCAGCAGTATCATCGACGCCCTGAAAAAGCTGATAAGCTCCGCATGGGACAGCCTTGTAAAATTCTTCAAGGAAGTTCTGCCCGCGTGGATCGCGTCTATCGGTAAATTCCTCGAAGAGCTGCCGTATAAGCTCGGCGTTATCATCGGCGAGATGATTGGTAAAATCATCAAATTCGGGGATGACGCTTGGAAGTGGGTAACGACGGAACTTCCCGAAATCATAAAAAGCATAATTGACTGGTTCGCCTCGCTCCCCGGCAAGATATGGGACTGGCTTGTAAATGTCGTAACAAAAATTGTCTCATGGGGCGCTGATATGCAGGGCAAGGCGACGGCGGGCATATCAAAAATGGTTGACGGCGTTATGAGCTTCTTTAAAAACCTGCCCGGTAATATCTGGTCGTGGCTCGTGAAAATCGTCTCGGACGTCGGCGCATGGGTTTCGGACATGAAGGAAAAGGCCGTGGACGGGATTAAAAATGTTGCCGGCAGCATTGTGGACGGTATCAAAACGCTGCCCGAAAAGATGCTGAATATCGGCAAAAACATTGTCGAGGGGCTTTGGGACGGCATCAAAAACGCCACAACGTGGATTACGAACAAGGTCAAGGAGTTTGCGAAGGGCATTCTTGACGGCATCAAAAACGCATTGGGAATTCATTCCCCGTCCACCGTGTTTGAAAAGGAGGTCGGCGCGAATATTGCGCTTGGCGTGGGCGAGGGCTTTTCCAAGGCGATGCAATCCGTTTCCCGCGATATGCAAAATGCTATGCCGACAAAATTTGATGTTGACGCAGATGTGAATGTGCGCGGCAATATGCGCGGAAAATATGGCGCGGGCGCTGACGGCAGCGGCCCCGGCACAAACATCACCCAGCATATTTCTATCACTTCGCCAAAAGCCCTGTCGGAAAAGGAAGCCGCCCGCGAGTTTCGGAATTTGAGCAGAAAATTGGCGCTGGAATACTAATTGTTTCCGGCGCCGACTTCTTCGTTATATTTTTCTATGACCGGCTTATAGTAAACGTTTTCCGCTTCACGCCGGGCTTCTGCCGCTTCTTCAAATGTGTCGAATATCCCCAAATATATTCTTTCGTATTTAAAACCGATTCGCGCGATCCATCTTCCGTCAATATGCTGATGAACGCCTTTAACGCCGCTTGTATTACTTTTAAAGGGCTTTTCAATAACAATTTTTTTAATATTTGTACCCTCAAAAATTTCCGGGTGATTTTCCGCTTTCCATTTCCCTTTTGCTTTTCTGGCGCACCCGCAGCTTTTTGTATGTCCTTTGGTCAGAAAGTTTATGGGAACCTTCGTGTAATTGCCGCAGTCGCACCGGCATAACCATAGCCGATGGCTGATATTGCTTTCTTCCAGTCGTTTGATGGCTGTCAGTTTCCCGAAAACCTGACCGGTTATATCTTTAGCGCAGCTTCTGCCTGAACACTCTCTGCTGCAAAAGCGCCGGTTCGATCTTGTGTCCTTGAATTCTTTTCCGCAAAAAGCGCAAATAAAGTTTATCTCATTTTTCATTTACGCCTTCACCTCTGTTTTCATGATTTTGCTTTTTTATATCTTATCATATATATCTACAAATTTCCACCCTAAAAAAGGAGTCTTTGAAAAATGACCATCACATACACCAACACAGGCGGCGAGTCGCTGACCCTGAGGCAATCCCGCCCGTTCTTCATAACGAAAATCGACGGCACAGGCACCACCCGCCAAACCGTGAACACCTTTCAGGCGCCGGAGCAGGACGGCGCTTTTTTCATCTCGTCAACGGTGGATATGCGGAACATAACGCTGGAGGGCACGGTTATCGCCGACACGCCCGACGAAGCCTACGAGCAGCGCAGGCGGCTCCTGCGGATTTTCACGCCGAAGCAGCAGGGCTTGTTCCGTTACCGGGGGCGGCAGATTCCCTGCGTGGTGGAGGAAGCCGCGCTGACCGCCGGTAGCCGTGAACGCGCCCCGAACTTTTTTATCTCCCTGCTTTGCCCCTCGCCATTCTTTGAGTCGCTGGAGGAAATCCGGGAGGAACTGGCGGCTTGGGAGCCGAAGTTCTTTTTTGCGCTCGAAATCCCGGCGGCGGGCATAGAATTCGGCGTCCGCCAGCCCAGCCAAATCATCACCGTGGACAATATCGGCGATGTATCCTGCGGCTGCCATATCATATTTAAGGCGTTAGGCTCGGTGCAAAACCCGGAGCTTCGCAATGTGGACACGGGTGAATATATCAAGATAAACAAAACGATGACCGCAGGCGAGGAGCTTCACGCCTATACACATTTTGCCGGAAAGCGGCTGGTGGATATCGTTGGGCAGACGGAAACCAACGCATTTTATCTGCTGGACACAGGGTCGACATTCCTTCAGCTTGCCGCCGGGCGCAATATCCTGCGGTACAATGCCTCGGTCAATATGGATTTATTGGAATGCACAGTGCTTTACAGACCAAAATTTCTCGGCGTTTGATTGGAGGCCATTATGGAGTTATTTATCCTTGACAGCACACGCACCCTTGCCGGGATTGTGGAATCGTTTGAGTATCTCCGCTGGACGCGGAGGTATTTCTCCTGCGGCTCCTTTGAACTGAAAGCCATCGCCACACCGGAAAACATAGAACTACTCAAGGTCGGGAATTATTTATGGAAAAACGACGACGGCGAATGCGGTGTGATTGAGCGGCTCGAAATGACCATGACCGACAGGGAAATCATCACCGTGGGCGGGCGGTTCGCTACGTCCATACTGGCTCGGCGGATTTTGTGGACATCTGAGGTGCTGAACGGCAACGCCGGTGCCTGCATCCAAACCATTATGAACCGCCATGTTATTTCTCCGACAGACGCAAACCGTAAAATAGCGTATATTGATTATCTTAATTCCGCGCCCTCTATGAATATTCAAACCCAATCATCGTACAGAAACTTGCTGAACGTGATTTTTAGCATCTGCGAAACCCTTGACGCGGGGCTGCGGACGGTTTACAACCCCGCCACAAAACGCTTCACCGTTGAATTTTACAAAGCGGGTGCCTCGCAAGCTGTATTTTCAAAAGAATATGAAAATTTAACCGAGCAGGTATATATGGAAAGCGTAGCGGATACCGCCAACACCGCCCTCATCGGCGGCGAGGGCGAAGGTTCCGCACGTCAGTTCGTATCAATCATAAACGGCACGGGCGAGAACCGCCGTGAGATTTTCGTCGACGCGAAAGACCTGCGGGAGGAGGATTTCCCCGGAACATATCCCTCGGCTCTGAACTTCCGGGGGCAAAGCAAGCTTGCGGAGTTTGCCCCCGTCCACTCCTTCGACGCTTCGGTCAATCCACACGGCAACTTAAAATACAAGACAGATTTTGACCTCGGCCAGACTGTGACAGTCATATCTAAAAAATGGGGCGTCACCCTTAACGCCCGGATTACCGAGATTGAGGAAAGCTACGACGCGACCGGGCAATCATTAAATATCGTGTTTGGGAAGGGCGTTCTGACCTTATTTCAACGCTTGAAAGGAGCTATATGAATCATGCAAAAATCGGGATTTTTTAATTCATCCGGCGGGGATCGGATATATAACGCGGCGGATTTCGCCTCGTATTTCGGCAAGCTGGTGAGTAACGGCATATTCTACGCGGCGGCCAATAATCTGCAGGTCACGGCGGCAAGCGGCATGGGCGTAAGCGTACAGGCGGGCGCGGCGTGGATAAACGGCTATTCGTATGAAAATACCTCGCCGCTGACCTTGACCCTCACCACCGCCGACGGCGTGAATCCACGGATTGACCGCATCGTCGTCCGCTGGAGCGCCATAAACCGCAGTATAACCCTCGCCGTCATAACCGGCTCCGCCTCGGCAACTCCCGCGATACCCGCGCTGACCCATAACAACGACGTCTGGGAGCTTGCCCTTGCCGATATTGCCGTGGCGAAGGGCGCAGTCAGCATAGCGACGGGAAATATAACCGACACAAGATTGAACACAAGCCTATGCGGGCTGGTGAACTCGCTGGTGTCGGCGGTCTATGAATAAGGGGGGATAACGCATGGCGTCAACTCATACGTTGAATTCGCAGACCTACGACGGCCGTTATCTTCAGGTTTCCCTAACGCAGACAAAGGATGCGGCGAACCGTAGGTCAAAAATTACGGGCACGGTTACATCTTTAGCCGGTGCTTCCACGTGGTACAATACGGGGCCCACAACGGTTAACGTTGCGGGGACGCAGAGGTATTCGAGGGCTCGGGAAAGCAGCGGGACCGGGCAGTCAAGCAGAAACTTTGTAGGCACTATCTCAGAGTTTTATGTGAGCCACGACACAGCCGGGGCCGCTTCGGTAAGTGTGCAGTTAATCACGGCGATATGGTATACCGCCACGGAAACGAAAAGCAATACATGGACGCTGGATAGTATCGGCCCCGCGACGACCGCCTGCGGCGCGCCTTCCTCTTGCTCGGTGGGTAGCACAGTTTCGGAAAGCAACGTCACCCTGTCGTGGTCGGGGGCAAGCGGCGGCACGAACAACGCAATATCCTCATATGAAATCCAGTACAGCGATTCAAGTGACAATTCCACTTGGGGAAGCTGGACGGCGCTGACCACGGTAACATCCACATCAACGGGCAGCAGCACATCGGTAGCTCCGCCGTCAACGAGAGGCAATTACCGCCGATTCCGCGTCCGCACAAGGGGCGCGGCGGGGGCGGATTATTATTCCGGCTGGCGCACGTCAAGCAACTCCGTCCGCAAAGCAATACTTCCCACAGCGCTGACGGCCTGTTCCGTGAATACAACCATTTCTGAGGGAAACGTAACATTGTCATGGAGCGGCGCCGCTGCCGGAAACGGCGGTCACACCATTGCCGGTTACGAAATAAATTACAGGGAATCTTCCGACAATTCAACTTGGGGTTCGTGGACTGCGCTGACTACCGTGACCTCGACATCCACAAGCGGCAGCGCGTCGGTCGCGCCGTCGGCCACACGGGGCAACTACCGCCAGTTCAGGGTGAGGGTAATTTCGGCTCTGAGCGGCTTTTATTCCGGCTATTTTACTTCTACCAATACCGTCCGCAAAGCGAGCCTGCCGACGGCTCCTACCGCCTGCTCCGTAAACCTTACATTATCAGAAGGCAACGTGACGCTCTCATGGTCCGGGGCGGCGAACGGCAACGGCGGCCATACCATCGCGTCCTATGAGATTCAATATTCGGATTCCACAAACAACTCAACCTGGGGAAACTGGACGGCGTTGCAAACCGTAACGTCAACGGCTACGTCGGGTAGCCTTGCCGTATCCCCGCCGGGCGAGCGCGGCAATTACAGGCGCTTTCAAATCCGGGCGCGGAGCGCGTTAGGCACGAGCTATACCTCGGCATGGAAGGTTTCCTCCAACTCCGTCCGCAAAAACACATATCCGGGAGCGCCGACAAGAGTCATCGCAAGCCCGTCTGTATATAACAATGAGAATATCACATTGACGTGGTCGGGGGCGAGCGCGGGAACCTCGGCGATTAAGGGCTTCCGGCTTTCATACAGCAGCGCCACCACCGACGGCAGCGTTGGCTCTTCATGGTATACCATTGATACGATAAATTTATCCGCTACCTCCGGCAGTTACACATGGGGCGGCATAACAAGATCGCCGGGGAGCTACACGACCCTCTCGGTTACGACAATCGACGCGCTGGACGCCTATTCCGACCGCAAAATCGGCAACACGGTCTACTGCGCCATCACAGCCTGCGGAACGCCTACAGCCTGCACGGTCAGCCCTACGCTTTCTGAAGGTAACGTAACCCTCTCATGGTCGGGGGCGACAACCGGCGCGGGCAACGCTATATCCTCATATGAGATAGAATATGCCGATTCGAGCAACGGCTCGTCTTGGGGCGCTTGGACGGCGTTAAGCACATTTACGACAGGCAACGGATACGGGAGTCTGTCTGTAGCTCCGCCGTCCACAAGGGGAAATTACCGAAAATTCCGCGTGAGGGCGCGGGGTACGGCGGGCGCGAGCTATTATTCCGCATGGAAAGAATCAACGAATAATGTCCGAAAAAATACCCTTCCCACGGCTCCGACCACCTTTACCGCCTCGCCGAATATCTACGCCGCGTCCACTGTAACATTGGCATGGTCTGGAGCGGCAGCGGGGACTTCGGCAATCAAGCAATATGTCATTCAGCAATGCACCTCCACGGACAACAACACATGGAGCGCGTATGCGACGCTGGCGACGATTTCAAGCTCCGCGACATCCGGCAGCTATACGGCGGCCGCGTCAAACGTGGCAGGGACATATACCCGTTACCGTATAAGCGTCACCGACGCCCTTGACGCGGTTTCCGGCTATACGGTTTCGGGCACCGTCAAGCGAAACAGCCCGCCGCCTGCGCCCACGGTCACCGCGCCGGTGAACGGGCGCTCCACCTACAACACGAACCCGCGCTTCCTCATAAAAACAGGAACGGAGCCGGACGGTCAAACGCAGGTCGCCGCCGTGAGAATCGGCTCTGGGGCATGGCAGGACAGCGTGAACCATAAAACCCTGTTCTCCCAGAGCGGTTATCTCGGCAACAATATCGCTACGATATTTCGTCCGGGGACGCAGACCACGGGAGCGAAAACCATAACCTTCCGCTGCCTTGACAACGGCATCGAAGCCTCAAGCCCGGAGGTCAGCCGTACATTTACCGTCCTCGCTTCGCCTTTCGAGACCATCACCGCAAACGTCACCCATGTAAAGGCGAACCACATTACAGCCCTGCGGACTGCGGTCAACAATGTCCGGGCGTATTACGGTCTGGCGGCGGCAGTGTGGAAGGAAGAAATATCGGCAGGCAGGACCGAGGTCAAAAACTGGCCTTTTCATATCCTCGAAATCCGCCGGGCGATTGAGCCGGTTATTTCATTAATAAACAACTTTGACACGGTTACGGTATTCGATGTTCTCGCTGTAACATGGCTTCCCATCGGCAGCGGCCGACCTCGTGCCGACGTGATGCAGCAGTTATACAACTTGATTTTAAGTCTCTGATAATTTTGGAATCAACGCTCCGAAAGGGGCGTTTTTTCATATCAAAAATCCGAAAGGGGTCAACAAAATGAAGGAAATCTGGAACTGGATTCAGCTTGCCATTGCCGCCATAGGCGGCGGGCTCGGCTGGTTCCTCGGAGGGTTCGACGGAGTCCTCTACACACTTGTCGCCTTTGTCGTCGCAGATTATATAAGCGGCATTTTAAGGGCGTCATATGAAAAGCGGCTGTCAAGCCGCATAGGGGCGCAGGGCATCGCGAAGAAAATCTCGGTGTTCGTTATGGTAGGCGTCGCCCACCTGATGGATACGCACCTGCTGGGCGGCGCCGCCGCGCTGCGCACGGCCATCCTGTTCTTCTACATCTCAAATGAGGGTATTTCCGTGCTTGAGAATCTCTCAGCAGTCGGTTTAAAAATCCCGCAACAGCTTAAAGACATACTGGCGCAGCTTCACGGGAAATCCGGGAGCGACAATGACACGTCCGGCAATGGACAGAAAGGGTAATATTATGAATCTTAAAAAATTAATCTTCACAAACAACGCCTGCTACAAGGCGGGCAGAACCATTACGGTCAAAGGCATCATGGTTCACTCGACGGGGGCGAATAACCCCAATCTCTACCGCTACGTCGGCCCGGACGACGGCTTGCTGGGCAAAAACCAGTACGGCAACCACTGGAATCAGGATAGGCCCGACGGCAGGCAGGTCTGCGTCCACGGCTTCATCGGCAAGCTGAAGGACGGCAGCATCGCCACTTATCAGACCCTGCCCTGGAATCACAGGGGCTGGCACGGCGGCTCCGGCTCAAAAGGCTCCGTCAACGACACCCACGTTTCCTTTGAGATTTGCGAGGACGGCCTGACTGACAAAGTCTATTTTGACAAGGTCTACAAAGAAGCTACGGAGCTTTGCGCCTATCTTTGCAAGCTGTACAACCTCGACCCCATGAAGGACGGCGTTATCATCGGCCATTACGAGGGGTATCAGCGCGGGTTGGCTTCCAACCATGGCGACCCCCGGAACTGGTTCCCGAAGCACGGCAAGAACATGGACACCTTCCGCGCCGACGTGAAAAAGCTCCTTGACACGGAAAAGGCTGTGGCGGAACCCACAAAGCCCGCAACACCGGAACCCGTGAAACCCGTAACGCCGTCAACTCCCGCGACCATCAAGAAAGGCGACACGGTAAAACTGGCATCAAACGCCACATATTACGACGGCAAGGCAATCCCGGCCTGGGTGAAAAAGCTGAACTGGATCGTGTCCTCAATCAGCGGCGACCGGGCGGTCATCGACAAGAGTGCCGACGGCAAAAACGCCATCTGTAGCCCGGTCAACGTGAAGTTCCTGACCATGGCCGGCACTGCCGCCGCACCTACCTATGAGACCTACACCGTGGTCAAGGGAGATACACTCTGGGACATAGCGAAAAAGAAGCTCGGCGACGGCAACCGCCATCCCGAAATTTCGGCTTTGAACGGCTTGAAATCCAACGTCCTCGCCGTGGGGCAGAAGCTCAAAATCCCGAAAAAATAGTCTATACCGTTTTGCTCCGCTTCATGGGAGAAATCCTATGGGGCGGGGCTTTTTTTGTTCGCATAGGGTGTAAAACGGCTGTTCCCGTGGCTATATAGTGGAGGTGTATTTTTAATGACCAATCCACAGAAAGAAAAAATAGCCTTGATGCGAAGCGACGGCGCGTCTTATATAAAAATAGCCGAAGCTCTCGGCATAAGCGCGAACACGGTTAAATCCTACTGTCAGCGCAACGGCGTGGGCGGCGAAGAGAGCCGTGCGAAAAAGGTCTGCGAACAATGCAGGCAGGCTTTGAAATATTCCTCGCAGCCTTCCCGCCGCTTCTGCTGCGACGCCTGCCGCATGGCGTGGTGGAAGGCGCACCCTAAAAAACTCAACCGCAAAGCGGTCTATCATTTTAAATGCGCCGTCTGCAAAAAAGCCTTTACTGCCTACGGCAACGCTAACCGCAAATACTGCTCCCGAAAATGTTATGGAAAATCCAAGGCGGCCGGAACCCGGCTGGTGGTGACGCCATGACTAAGAACGAAGCGGTTATGCGCTACAAGGCGGCAGTGGCGGTTTTCAAAAAGTGGCTTGAATCGGGGCTTATCTCAACGGAGGAGTTCGCCATAATACACACAAAAACCGCCGAAAAATACGGCATAAATTCTACGAGCATTTTCTTTGAAAATAGCCCTGATTGAGTTGCTATTTTATCAAGTTTGAGTGATTAATAGGGTAAGCAAAGGAGGTCGAAACCCTATGAAAATCAAGGAATTCACACCCATCCCGCAGCAGGCGGAGCGAAAAAAAACAGCCGCCTACGCCCGCGTTTCCTGCAGCAAGGAGGAGATGCTTCACAGCCTTGCCGCCCAGGTCAGCCATTACAGCGGATACATTCAGCATCATCCCGGCTGGGACTACGCCGGGGTATATGCAGATTCTGCCCTGACGGGGACGAAGGACAGCCGCCCTGAGTTTCAGCGCTTGCTTGCCGACTGCCGCGCAGGGCTTATTGACGTCGTGCTGACAAAAAGCATCAGCCGTTTCGCACGGAACACGGTGACGCTGCTGGAGACGGTGCGGGAGCTTAAATCGCTGGGCGTTGACGTGTTTTTCGAGGAGCAGAACATACACAGCCTTTCCTGCGAGGGCGAGCTGCTCCTGACGATTTTAGCGGGCTATGCCCAGGAGGAAAGCAAAAGCGTGTCCGATAACTGCAAGTGGCGCATCCGCCGCAACTTTGAGGAAGGCAAACCCTACGGCATGAAAACAATGCTGGGTTACCGGATTGAAAACGGCGAATTCACCATCATGGAGGATGAAGCCGAGGCAGTGCGGCAAATCTACGCTTTGTACCTTTCGGGCAAGGGCGTCCTTGCCATAATGAAAACAACGGCGGCGCAGGGGTTGAAATTAAGTCAGAGCGGCGTGGAGTACATTCTGCGGAACACCACTTACACGGGAGACCTTTTATTGCAAAAGACTTTTTCTTCCGACCACATCACGAAACGCAAGGTTTTTAATAACGGCGAGCTTCCTCAATTCCATGTCGAGGGCAACCACGAGCCCATCATTTCAAAGGCAACCTTCGAGGCGGTTCAAGTCGAGATTGCGCGCCGGGCGGCCAATTACCGGCCTAAAGCCAAAGCCCCGCCTACATTTTACCCGTTTACAGGATTGATTAAATGCGGAATTTGCGGAGCTGCTTACCGCCGCAAACACGCTAACGCGGGCAGTAAATATGAAAAAATCGTATGGATTTGCGAAACATACAACACCCTCGGCAAATCATCCTGCGCCAGCCAGCAGATACCAGAGGATATACTTTTGGAAAAGGTCAACGAAGCCGGGGGCATGGAAAACATCGCCGAAATCATCGTGCCCGATAAATTCCGCCTTACCTTTATATTAAAAGACGGCACACGGCATGAAACCGAATGGCGGCACCGCTCCCGCAGCGAAAGCTGGACGGAGGAGATGAAACAGCAGGCCGCCGAACGCACCAAAAAAGGAGGTGGGCGCAATGGCTAACGTAAAAATGATACCGGCGAAAAAGACGCTCTATTCTTCTGCCGGGCAAGCGGCAAACTACGCCGTCAAACGGCGGACGGCAGGATACGCAAGGGTCTCTACGGATAAAGAAGAGCAGGAATCCAGCTTTGAGGCTCAGGTCAAATATTATACCGATTACATACAAAGCCGCTCCGATTGGATATACTGCGGCCTGTATTCGGACGAGGGTATATCGGCAACCTCCACCGCCAAACGGGAGGGTTTCAAGCAAATGGTCGCCGACGCCCTTGACGGGAAATTGGATTTGATTATTACAAAAAGTGTGAGCCGCTTTGCGCGAAACACAATCGACTCCCTCCAAACAGTCCGCGCCCTCAAAGAAAAAGGTGTCGAGATTTTTTTCGAGAAGGAAGGGATATATACATTCGACGGCAAGGGTGAACTGCTGATAACTATAATGAGCAGCCTGGCGCAGGAAGAAAGTAGAAACATATCCGAAAACACCACATGGGGTCAGCGGCGGCGGTTCGCCGACGGCAAGGTCACCATGGCTTTCGGCCAGTTCCTCGGATACGATAAAGGCGAGGACGGTAAGCCCATAATCAATGAGGACGAGGCTCAAATCGTCCGTTTGATATACAGGCTTTTTATCGAGGGGAAGACGCCCTCGGCAATTGGACGGTATTTAACAAATCTTGGCATACCTACGCCGGGCGGCAAGGAGGTCTGGCAGACCTCGGTCATCCGCTCTATTTTGAGCCAAGAGAAATATGCCGGGAACGCCTTGCTGCAGAAGGGTTTTACCGTGGATTTCCTCACAAAATCCCGGAAGAAAAATGAAGGCGAGATACCGCAGTTTTGGGTCGAGGGCAGCCATCCGGCGATTATATCGGTAGACGAATGGGAGACCGTTCAAGCCGAACTGGAGCGGCGGAATGCCCTCGGCAGACCGATGGGCTGCCACAGCCCCTTCGCCACAAGAATCGTCTGCGCTTGTTGTTCAGGTTATTTTGGCAGCAAGGTTTGGGGGAGCAATACAAAATACCGCCGCGTAATTTGGCGCTGCAACGATAAATACAAGGGCGACGTCCGCTGCACAACACCCCACGTTACCGATGAAGATATCAAGGCGCGGTTTTTAACGGTCTGGAATCAGTTAGCGGGCAACAAAGAAATGCTCATCGCCGACTGCAAGGACGCCAAAGCCCTCATCTGTGATTGCAAGGCAATCAATAAAGAGATTGCGGAACTGGAGCGCGAGGCGGAGGTGGCGGCGGAATTATCCCGCAAGGCCATATATGAGAACGCCCGCACCGCTCAAAATCAAGAGGAATTTAACGAGAGAAACAACGGCTATCTCGGCCGCCAGCGTGCCGCCATGGAGCGGATTGAAACGCTGGAAGCCGAAAAACGCCGCCGCCAGCACAAGGGGCGGATACTGGAAACCTTCATCCGTAACCTCGCATCAAGCCCGGAAGCTCTCACCGAGTTTGACGAGAAGCTCTGGACGGTTTCCATCGACAG